GTGATGAGTGTTTTGTTAATGTTAAGTTATTAAGTTTGATTTTGTTTTTAAGAAATTTAATTGTTTTCATATTTAGTGTTTACAATATTATCTTGACTATAAACTTACAAGTCCGTGAAGAAACTAAAATGATGTAAAAGAAAGAGGCAACCGAAGTTACCTCTTTGCTTACACTACATAATCACTTTTAGATCACGGACAAACTTTGGTAGATTCTTGCTATTGGTATAACTGGAATACTTAGCAAAGCATGGCATTGAATCGAACTTATCTTTTAACTGGTTGTAGACTACATCGTGATTGTATTCGCATTTATCACCTTTGTGATTAGTGAATACGATTACAGTATTCTTACCGATTAATGACTTACGTATTACAAACCTTTTAGTTTGCAATGTGTTTACTGTGTTTACTTTTTTCTTAGTGTTTTTCATAATTTTAAATTTAAGTTATTAATAATAATTTCAAAGAACAAATATATTATCTTACTAAAATAGATACAAGTCCGTGTAGTTTCCATCGTGAGCATTCACTCACAAGTCCGTGACTCGCATAGCATCAAAAAAAAAGCTAAAAACCTAGACGGTATTACAAGGTAAAGGTAAAAACGTTATTGCAAATCTCTAAAAACAAGGGCAACCCGGCAAAAACAAAACGACTTTCCTAAAAAAAAGCTAAACTAAAAAATAGGTAGTAACCCCATATATCTCTATAACTAATCCCCCCTTATGATATTATACTAAGTATAATATCTATATATAGTATAATTAGTAACAGGCTGTGTCACAATGTAAATTTATCGAGAAACGTGTAAGAATATATATAGACACTTAAAACAATAATCATGGGAACAGGAAAATTAAAAAACGCTAAACGCAGTGTGCAAAAAGCAGCGTTTGCTCATAAAGCAGATGGCGGTAAAGGACATCCAGACAAGCAACTAGACATAGATTCATTAGCAACTAAAGCTTATAATGAAACATTTTTAAAGCACAAGAAGGAAAAAGACTCAGCATTAGCTGATTTAAAAGAAAGACAGAAACACGATGCTACTAGACCTAAGCCACCGGTTGTAAATGACTCAACAGGTACACCACCTGTATTGCCAAAACCAGTACAAAAGCCTACATTGAAAGATAGAGTTAATAATTTCATGAAAATGTTTGCAAAAGGAGCTGGTTATTCTAATTTATAGTAAAAATGCCACAAAAACTAAGTCCTAAAGCTAAAAAAGCTAAAGCAAAAAGAGACCTTGCAGCAGCAAAAACGCCGGATAGAAGGAAAAAAAAGGCTGAAAATCAGCGAGAAAGACGAAAAGCAGCTAAAAAACACGGTATAAACTGGTTATTGGACAAAGATTATGATCATACTAAGAAAAGATTTGTAAAAGTGTCGCAAAATAGAGGAAATTACGGTAAAGGTACGAAACCCGCAAGCAAATAAACATAAAAAACACAAAAAATGGCAAATATAACTGCATATCCAGTAGGAACTCCAAAAGGAACTGACCTAGTTGTTGGAACTCAAGTAGCAGATCCCAATACAGACGGAGATACTAACAAAACAAGGAACTTCACAGTAAAGCAAATAGCAGAGTTTGCTAATATTCCATCAGCTTACACGTCATATACAGCATTAGTATCACAAAATGGTGCGAATAATCCAACAGCTACTGAAATATACAACAATACCAGTAGTATATTTACATGGTTTAGAACAGGTCCAGGAACTTACACAGCTACTTCTAGTGTAAATTTAAACTTTACAGGAGGTAAAACAATAGTGTTTGTAAATTATGGTAATCCAAGCTCTGATGGACTACCACCTAAGTGGAGTATAACATCAGACACTATAATAACAGTAACTACACAAGACGAAACAGGTGTATTAGAGGACGGTATTTTAACTAGTGGAGCTTTTGAAATAAGAATATACAACTAACATGGCTAGAATAATATCATACCCTCCATTAGAAAATCCTACTAATAGTGATTTATTAATAGTAAGTGATGTAAGCGCAGCAAATACTAAAAGCTTAACAATAGACAAACTATCAACACATGTTATAGTAACTAATGATATTGTAAAAGGTACTGGTACGAACAACTATGTTACTCAATGGGTTGACGCACCTAATAGACAGATTGGTGATTCACCAGCTTTTACATTTGATGGTGGTGCTGGTTTAAAACAATTTATATTAACAGATGGTTATAGATTTGTAGTAGATAGAGATGCTGCTACAACTCTTGGTGATCCAGAATATGCTATTACACAAAACGGTGTAAACAAAACATCATTTGGTTGGGATGATGACGGTGGTGGTTTTGGGTTTTTATACAACTGGGCTGGAAAAGGTTTTAAATTTGGTTCAGGTGTATTATATCCTCAATTTGAACTATTAACAGATCCATCACCTTTAAATATATCATTTTGTGATTTACAACTAGATGTTAATGGTGCTGGACCAAGCACTGGTAGTAAAAGTTTAATATTTAGAGGTATTGATGATTTAGGTGCTCAACTAGATGGAGCAAAAATATTTACACGTGATAGCAATATAAATCCTAGAGGTCAAGATCTTGTACTTCAAACAGCAGATGATAATGGTAATTTAGCAACTGGTTTGTTTATTGATGCATTTCAACAAATAGCAATTGCTAAAAATACAGCACAATATCAACTTGACGTGGGTGGTAGTTTAAATATTGATGGTATAGCTCAATTTCAAAATAGATTAGAGTTAGTAGAGCCAACTAACCAAAACCAAGGATTAAGATTTACTCACCCAGCAGGTGGAGCATCAGGTGTAGTAAACATGTACTATAATGGTGCTGGAGCAGGATCAAAGTATGTAATATCACGAGGAGCAACTGGTGGACCAGAAATAGAATTAGAAGCCGATGGTGATATAAATTTAAACCGAACTGGTAATGGTGGAATATTATTAGGAGGTTTAGATGCTTATGCAGATGACGCTGCAGCTGGAGCAGCAGGATTACCAAAAGATAAATTATACCAAACAGATGGTACAGCCCCAGCCCCTTTAAATGTTGCTGGTATAGTTATGATCAAGCAATAGTGTAAAAATTACTAAAAACAAGTAATATATAAAATATACCCGGCCAGGATGTATGGCAACCAAATATTAACCTTAAAACCAAAAATTATGACGTTTTATTATTCGACTAGAACGTGGAATAGTCAACCACAAATTTCAGAAGAAACCATTAACCTTTGGAAACACCTCGCAGAAAAGAAAAACTGGAGGATAACCCAATTACCTAACGGTTTTTATCAAACTGAATACCAAGATCCAGATGAAGATACTTGGCACGACGTTACGAGACGTGAAACTATTGAAGGCGCAGAACAAGCTATTGATGGTTCAGTAGAACACTATGCTAAAAAAGTAGAGTTCTTAAAAGGTCCTAAAGTCGTTAAAACCTTTAAATAACAATTAAATTAAATTAAATTCAATATGTCAAATATGATAGTTAAAAATCTCAACTTCGGCAACGAAGCAAGAGATCAAATATTTGAAGGTATCGAAAAACTCACAAATGCTGTTAGCTCCACTTTAGGAGCTAGCGGTAAATGTGTGATACTAGAAGATTCTAACGGAAACCCTATAATAACTAAAGATGGTGTAACCGTAGCAGAAAACATAATATTAAGAGATCCTGTGCAAAACATAGGTGCTACACTATTAAAACAAGCTGCTAAAAAAACAGTACAAGAAGCTGGAGATGGTACAACTACTGCTACAGTCTTAGCTCATTCTATATTAAAAAATGCTTATAACGTTTTAGATAAGAAAAACGTGAGAGAAATAAAAGAAGGCATAAACAGTGCTGTTGAACAAGTAGTAAGTTATTTAGATAAAATATCTATACCTGTAGAAGATAAAATGCTAGATAATGTGGCTACTATATCAACTAACAATGATATTGTTTTAGGAAAAATAATAGCTGATGCTTTTAGAAAAGTAGATAAAACAGGTGTTGTAATGATGGAAGTTGCACCAAATGGTGAAACAGAAGTAGAAGTTATAGATGGAGCACAATATAATAAAGGAATTACATCTCCTCATTTTATAACAAACAAAGAGAAAAAAATAGCTGAGTTAGATAATCCAGCTGTAATGATAATAGATTCTCAAGTAAATAGTATAAGACAAATACAAAAAATTCTTGAGCATGTAATAAAAAATAAAAAACCTTTATTAATAATAGGTGATTTAGAACCAGATGTTTTATCGGCTTTAGCTATGAATAAAACAAAGGGTAATATAAAAATAAATGTAATTGATGCTCCAGTATTAGGTGTTAATAGAAAAGAAATACTAGATGATATAGCTTTATTAACAAATGCTACAGTAATAAATGAAGATATAGGAGATGATATGAATATGATAGATCTTGATTGTTTAGGTACTTGTTTAAAGAGTGTAACAAGTTTAAATGAAACAATAATACAAATAGATCATTTAAAACCAGAAATATTATCTATAATAGATTCTATTCAAGAAGAATTAAAAATTTGCAAAATACCTGATAAAACAGTAGCATTAGAAAAAAGATTAGCTAGACTTTCTGCTAAAATTGCAGTTGTAAAAATAGGGGCTAATTCAGAGGTTGAACTCAAAGAAAAGCTAGACAGAGCTGAAGATGCAATATGTGCTACTAAAGCTGCAATAAAAGAAGGTATAGTTCCAGGCGGTGGTGTTGCATTACTTAATGCGGCATTACAAATAAAAGAAAAAAACAAAGGTGAGAAGATATTAACAGCATCTATATTATCTCCTTACAGAAAAATACTAGAAAACGCAGGATTTGAAACAATAACGATACCTGCAGAAGATGGTTACGGCGTAAACGTAATAGACGGTGAAACAGTAGATATGGTAAAAAAAGGTATAATAGATCCTTTGTTAGTTACAAAAAGTGCTTTAAAAAACGCTGCTTCAGTAGCTTCAACCATCTTATCTACAGATTGTGTAATTAATAATTTAAGAGTTGATGAAAGCAATAGGTAGAAATTTAATAATAAAAAAAGCCCAACAAGGAACAACTAAAACTAAAGGTGGTTTGTTGTTAGGTGAAAAAGATCAGCAAGATATTAGATATACTCAAGCAGAAATTTTATCAGTAGGAGATGAAATAAAAGGATTAAATGAAAAAGATATTATATATTTTGATAGACATGCTGGTCATAAAATAGAAGTTGAAAATAATACATATCATGTTATAAAATCACAAGATGTTGTCGTTGTTTTATGAGAAGGCTAGACGCAGGAGATCTTAAAGATCTTAATCTGTTTAAACATTATCGAATAATCCGTAAGTGGGCTTGCAAAAACAACGATTTAAATGATGCTGATTTAGAACTATTAATATATTTAGACTGTATTGATATGTTTACTAAACATGATTTTGAAATGGGTTCTTATTCTTATAGTTGGGATAATAAAAGATGGAACAAATTACTTAAAAACAATTGGATAACAGTGTGGCGTAAAAGAAATAGAACTACACAAAAATACAATATATATAAAGTTTCATTTAAATGCAAACAACTTATAAATAAAATATATAAAATTATTTTAGGATATGAAGACATACCTACAAGTGAAAGAAGAAACATTATAATGAGAAAAGATACTTACACTAATAAGGTTTTAAGAACTTCTATATACAACGTAAACAACGATATAAACAGATAAAAACTAACACAATGGCTTTTAAAAACAAAGACATAATAGCAATGCAAAAAATGTATGGTGAAGAGCATGAAAGACAAATGCCTCATCCATTATTACATTGTGGTTCAGATATGATGCATTCAGAAGGTTGGAATAAAATGAGGCAAATGAATAGTCCTGGTACGGTAGGTAACGACGCTAGTTATAAAAAAGCTGAAAAAATGAGAACTACACATCCAGTTAAACAAGGTCATGATACAAGTGTGTTTAATGCTTTAGATGCTTTAAATTTATCAGGAAACTATCGTGGTAATACAAACCAACCAATTGGTGCAATTACTCAACAACCTCCAATGATACCTGGTTTTGATATGTCAAAAAATTTACCAGGCGTAGGTAATATGAATTATGGTAGTTTTGGCTCTGGAAGTTATACTAATCCTCAAAACACAACAAATTCTAACGCTAATGATAATTCTACTACAACTCCAGCATATTCATTTATGGAAGATGAAAATCTAAATAAAGATATGGGAGAACATAGAAATAAATTTGGTTTTTGGAAAAGAAATGAAGAATCTCTAAACGCAAGAATAAAAGATGCTGCAGCTAAAGGTAAAAAAGCTAAAGAGGCAAGATTAAAAAAGAAACTGAAAAATTTTCAAGATAATCAAAAAGCAAGAGCAGAAGGAGGTTTATTAGATAAAATTAATCCTAAAAACTGGTTATAATGGCAAGAAGAAAAAAAAGATCTTATAAACTACCACCAACTAGGATGTTAAACATCGGAGGATCTATGAACCTAGGTATGAACGCTAATCAAGGTTTTGCTCATGAAGGATATACAGGTATGACTAATTTTCAGCAATATCAAACTCCTACTATTGCTGGTAATATGGATAGAACTACTGCTGGTTCTCAAGTTCAAGGCAGTCCAACAGTATATGGCGTAGGTCCTAACTCACGTTATATAGATTTTAAAAACTTTCAACCTGATACATTTATACCTACTTATATTAATAACAATAGCGTAGCAAGCTCACAATTTGAAGGTAGAAACTTAGTACCACTAAATAACCCAAATGCTAATACTAAATCAGGTAGAGCTAGTAGGTTACAAATGCAAAACGCAATAAATGCTGGTGTTCCTATTGTACAAAATGTAGCAGAAAATACTACTGAAAAAGAATCAGTAAATACTTTTTCTTCAGAAATAGATCCTGCTGAAAAATCAGAATTTAAAAATGAAGTTATAAATGAGGTTATGAACAAAATGGAACCTCAAAATAAATTAGAAGAATTATACAAACCAAGTTAAAAACAAGTTATGAATCACAAGAAATATGATCCAGCAATGGAAAGATTAAAGCCAGGTAGTAAAGTTGGTATAGTAGGTGAATCTCATATATGGGATGGGCCACTAGATCAAAGAGGTAGACTACATGCACCAGGTGCAAGTAATGGTATATATGGCAAACAAGTATTAAAAGCTCCATGCACATACAAAGCTGGACCTATAACTCAACTAGCAAAAGGATAAGTCATGAGTTTTGAAAGTTTAGTAGAAAAACTAGTAAGAGAAGGTAAGTCAAGATCATCAGCTATGAAGATTGCTGGATCTATAGCTAACGCTAAATTAAAAGGCGCTGGCTCAGGACCAACTGCTGCTCAAAAAGCTAGAATGAAAAAATAAACAGTAGAGAACTGTATAAAACTCATTAACATTAACATTAACATTAACATTAACAAAAATGGCAAAATTTATTAAGATTAAAAAAGAAAACTTTGACTCTGCAACAAACATAACTGCAGACGTTGTAGTTGGTGCTGACACAGTTGCAGCAGTAGTAAAAGGTACAGTTGCACAGGTAGGTAACTCTGATGCAGCTACTATTTATTTCGCAGGTGGCGGAAGCACATCTATGGAATTAGGACTATCAGCTAAGGGTGTTGATATTGCAACTGCAGTAAACAATGCATTAACTGCAAACCCAGGCGGAGTATTATCAATTGTACAGTTAGGTGATTTAGAAATTACTTCAGTAACTCTAGCATAAATATTATTAATCATAATTCCCTGTTAGTTATCTAGCAGGGTTTTATTAAAACTAAAACAATGGGACATTATAGACAATACTCAGGAAATCACCCACGTTTTTCAAAAAGACAAGAAGAGCGTTATGATGCTGATATGGCACATGATAAAAACCTGACGGCCTCTGCAAGACTACATTATTTAGAAAATGATGAAACTCATCATCCAGCTAAAGAAATGGATTATGCAGTAAAAGAAATGGATTATCCAGTAAAAGACGGTCATGGTATGGACATGCCAGTTGAACGAAATGCTTTTTATGCTTCTTTAAACGCAGCTAAAGAGCGTGGCGATAAGAGCTTTACAGTAGGAAATAAAGATTTCGCGGTAAGAGAAAGCGAAGAGCTTAAAGCTATGCCTATACCAGATATTGAAAAAGGTAAAGCTGAAGGTGATATGCCAAATAGAATGCTAGATAAAGCTGTTAGAGAATACGACATGCCAAATAAAATGATAGACGATCCAGTTAAAAAATATGGTGCTATGAAAGGTGACCAATCAGCTACTCATGTAGATTACGCAAACTACAAAGGTACAGATAAAGGTTATCACGGACATAGTGGTTCTTCTCATGGTGATCAATCAGCAACACATAGAGATTACTTAAAAGGTAACGTATCACATCCTGCTAAAGAGCATGGAAAACCTCACGGACCTGCTATGGAAAAAGCTGGAAGACCAGCAATACTTAGACACTGCAGTCCAGGACACAAGTAAGATTCTTTAAAATAATAAGCTCCGGTTTTTACCGGGGCTATTATACAAAAATATTATGGCATTTAAAATGAAAGGTGCACCTTATTGCACTTGTAGTATGAATACACCTATATACAATATTGATATGGAGAAAGGCACGTTAGGTGTTGCTACAAAAAACGGTAGTATACTTGTAGACAGGAAAATGTCACCTGCTGAACAACAAGGTACTATAAACCATGAATTAATTCATTTACAAGATATAAAAGATTATAGAACTTCAGGAGGAAAAAAAGGTCTAGATTATAACGAAGATGAATTAATATTTGACGGAGTATCATATCCTCGTAAAGATGGTAAAATAAAATACGAAGGTAAGTGGAGACCTGAAGGTTGGCCAGGATTTAAATGGGAACAAAAAGCCTATAGAAATTCATAATGTCTTTTAAATTAAAAAACCCTTTAAAAACTCCATTAAAACAAAATCATCCACAAGAACAGTTTGGTCCTCAATTACCAAATAATCTTGATCCAAGAGATTTATTAGCACCACCTGCACCACAATATAGTACAGTATTTCCTAAATTTGATGATGAAGGTTATAGTAAAGGTAATGTAGATGGAAAAAGAATTATAAGATTTAATAGAAGTAGTACAACTAATCAACCAAGAGAAAGCAGATACGAACACAGAGAGTTTTCTGGTTTTCCAGATGCACGTAAACCAATTGATGTTGCTAATTTAAATGAAGCTCAAAGAAGGTTTTATGAAAGATACACTGATCCTGAAGTTAGAAAAAAATTAAAAGAACAAGGTATTTTTGGAACAGGTGAAGCAGTTACTGATGCAGATATTGATAACATGCTAAGCGCAACATTAAACGTACCTATGATAGAAACTGAAGATGTAGGAAAGAAAGATGCAGATGCTACATACACTAATTACGATAATCCTACAATTATTGGAGGTGGTAAAATTAGATATAGACCTAATAAAGCTGGGAGAGATGTTTATAATCAATTTGAAGAATTAGCTCATGTAGCTTTAGCTCATCTACAAGAACCAGCTCTTAGAGAAATATTAGGCAGTCCAGTAGACGCAGGACAAAACAACCCTTATGCTCAAAGCCGAGGTTGGCTTCCATATTTAAATACACCTAGTGAACTTGCTGCTAATTTTTATGAATTAAGAGAAAGAATAAATTTAAAACCTAATGAGCAAATAGAAAGTGTTGAAGCATTGGAAGAAAGATTAAAACAAGCAAAAGGAGTAAACTGGTCAAGTCCTGGTCTTCAAAGAGGTGAAGATGAAATTTTATCTATATACGACACTCCAGAAGAAAGAGAAAAATTATTAAAAGCTTTAAATACTATTGCTTCTAATGAACAAAAATCACCTGGTATTACTAAATGGAATCAATTATCAGCTAAAGAAATGTTAACTGATATAGAACAAAATAAACAAATGTATTCATAATGGCTTTTAAAATAAAAAATCCTTTTCTACACAAACAAACAACTAATAGTCAAAGAACTTTAGGACGTGATGGTAGAATTATTTCGCCAGTTAGAGAGAATCATGATGACAATGATGCTAGAAATCCAGCATTAGATTATAAAGACGCTGTTGCAATGGGTGATAATTTAACATTTGAAGATTTAAAAAGAATTAATGATCCTAGAACTCCGGAAGAATATGATGCTAGTATATCTATGCAACCTAATATAGAACTGTCTAATCCTAGTTTACTGGATAGAGGTGTTAAGTTTTTATATGATAATCCTATGATAGGTAAAGTTGCTAGTTATTATCCTTTACTCAATGAAGCATATAAACGTGGTACTAAATTTATGATGGCTAAATCTGGTGGTAAAGGAGGGGGAATAACTTTAGATGAATTAATAGAGGGTATTAAAGGTGGTGAAAATTATACAGGTTTAGATCAAGTTGGTTGGAAATCAGAAGGTGGTCCAACATTAGCTGATCAATTTTTATCTTCTGAAGATTTATTTAAAGTACAAACTAATAAACCTAAATCAGATGATTATGGTTGGATGAAAACTTATAGTCTTAAAGGTGATGAATTTGACAAAGGTATAGATGCTTTAGATACCACTAGTAATTATGAGTTATATGGTAGAGATGGTTTAGTACAAGACGCGGCTTTAGATGAAAATCCTAATCAATTTGATAGAAGAACATATAGAGAAAATTTTCCATACGCGTTAGCTGACGTTATGCGTCGTACTGAAGCTTATGATGATGATGGAAATTTAAAACAAACTGGTTATGATCCTAATAAATCTATGGAAGAAAACTTTAAAGATTTATACAAAGGTAAAACCTTTTATGGTACAGGAGAAGAAAATGTTAATTTAGGTAGAGGTTATTTAGGTGCTGATATGGGCGGTATGAGAGCTGGTGTAAGTACTGAAAATAATTTACCATATATGAGTGTTTGGGATGCTAATGATTATCAAACACTTGGTAGTGGTGGTTGGTTAGCTAAATGGGAAGAAAATAATCCAAATGCTACTGAAGAAGAAAGAGATCAAGCAAAAAGAGGTTTTATGCAGGCTCAGCTTTTAAGTAGAGCTTCACGTGATCAAGGTGCTAAAGGTGGCTTTAAAACATATGATCAATTCTTTTTTACACCAGATAAATATCAAGATTATATACCAGAAGAAGATATAGAGTTTATGCAAGAGTTTTATGGTATACATGATGCGGGTGGAGGCATAGGATCAGGTCCTGAACCTATAGTAATAAATGCAACTAAAAAGAAAAAGTAAAAACACTGTAAATCAAGTGATTATAAAAGATGAGTAAAAAAAAATTTAAAGATACAACTGTTGGTCAACTATTGTTTGGTGCAGCATCTGTAATAAACCCTACATTAGGTAACGTATTACAAGGTGTTACATCTCCAAAAGAAGCTATTGAAGCTATTACTAAATCTGATGCTCCTGCAGAAGATAAAGTTAAACTACAACAAATAATATTTGAACAACAAAATAAAGAGATAGAAGCTATCACGTCAAGATGGCAGGCAGATTCTATGTCTGATTCATGGATGTCAAAAAACGTACGCCCACTAGTTTTAGTATGGTGTATTGTTGTGTTTTCGTTTGCTGGTATATTAGATAGCATAGAAACCATACCTTTTAATATACATGAAACATGGAACGATACGTTTGAGAAAGTTATGATGGCGGTAATTTTAGCCTATTTCGGAGGACGAACAACAGAAAAAGCGAGTAATATATTTAAACAAAAATAATAAAAATGGCAAGTAATCAACCAACAGAAGCGGTAATAGTTGTACCTAATGATGATATAAACATACCAGATCCTGGTGTTTATAAAAGCGGTAGCAACACTGGTGCCGGTGTAAATTTAACAGTAAACGCAGGAACAGGTAAGTTTTTAAGCGGTGAATCAAATCCTGCTGGAACAGGGTATTCTAACAAAGTAGCTTTAGGTGACGTAGTATATGAACCAAGTACTGGTACCATAGCTCAAGTAATAGCAATAGTTAGCGAAGATGCGTTGACTTTATCTGCACCAGGTGTAGGTGGTGGAGCTGCTTTTGATATATATAGAGGTAATGGAGGAGCAGCAAATTTAAAATCTGGTAATGAAGGTTTTAGTTTGTTTGTAGGAACTGCAGGTGATTTAAGAGTTATACCAGCTTCTAGTGAAGAACCTGTAGATTTAAAAAATGTAGGTAATAATTCATATGTACCTTTACAGGTAATAAGAGTTTTTGCAACAGGAACTTCAGCTTCAGATATATTAGCATTAAAATAAAATGGGATCACCTTTATCACTAGCACTCGCACTAGCAGTTGACGCAATACCAATAACACAAGGTAGTGGCGGATCTGGCCCCATAACTAACTTCATTATATTAGAAAATGGAGTAGATCAAATGTTAACAGAAAACAATGCTGATTTAATGATCAGAGAATAAAATAATAAAATGGCAAATATAAAATTTTCACAATTTACTGCAGAAGCAGATATAAATAATTTTGATGGTATAGTAGGATACGCAGGAGCAAACAACAATAGAATTTCACCAGCAGATCTAGCTTCAAGTTTAATAACATTAGCAGGTGGTCCTTATCTACCTATAGCTGCTGGAAACGGAAATCCTTTAACAGGTGATTTATACATTGGTGATGGAACTGCAAATAGCGTAAATCTGTTTTTAGCAACTAGTGCTGCAAATGGTGATGTAGCAGAAATACAATCTCAAGGTCAACAATTTTTATATCATGAACTTGGTACGGATATGAGAATTGGTCCAAGTGATGATATTATAATAGATGACTCAGGTATGGGTATGATAACTTTTAATTCTACATTAATAGTTAACAATGACATTGTAGGCAAAAATGGTTCAGCTGGTAGCGTTGACTTTATGTTAGTTTCAGATGGAGGAGCTGGCTCAGGTGTTTTATGGAAAAATCCATTTGAAAATCAATATATAGGTTACAAATCACTTCAATCATTTGTGTGGACAAATAATAATCCAGTTGCTTATGTTAATTTTCCACCAGCACCAGGAACATTACCAACAACAAGTGGTTTACCTTTTGACCCTACACCATTAATTCAAGTAGGTACATACCAAGCTGGGCAGGCTGCAAATTATGCTTGGACATGTACTAATGCTAACGGAGGTGACGCTGGTCAAATAGCAACATTTACATTAGGTGCTAATGGTGCAGGTGTATGGAGAGTAAGTACAGCAAATCACTGGTTTGATCAAAATAATTTTATTGAAGTAATTATAGAATTTGTTATAAATGGAGTAGGTATTCAAGTTTGCGATGAAAGATCAAATGATGGTGCTGGAGATAAAATATATTATGGAGAGTTGTACCAAGAATTTAGCGCAAATGATACACTGCAAGTATTTGTTACTTTCCAAAACTCATCTACACCAGGAGTAACGCCGTTTCCTTCGGCCGCTGGTAATAGACCAATTGAAGTAAACTTTGAAAGAATAGTGTAAATATTTTAAATAATAATTAAATTAAATTAAATTAAATCATGAAAAATAATAAATTAACGAAAGAAGAGTTCGATAATATTACAGAACTAACAACTAAAGCTAATCAACTAGCAATGCATGTAGGATCTTTAGAAGCACAAAAAATGAGTTTATTGCAAAGCTTCAAAGAAAATGATACTCTTATACAAGAACAAAAAAATAAATTAAATGAAAAATACGGTAGTATTTCAATTGATTTAAAAGATGGTTCTTTTGTAGAAAATGAAGTTGTTGAGGAAGATGGAAAGTAATATAAGAAAAATAAGCATTGGATCTGATTATAAAAACGATGCAATGCATTATGCTGTTGGTCAACAAGTATATGGAGGGCATGAAATAGCTTACATAATACTAGATGAACAAGATAACTCTTATAATATATATATAAAGAAAAACAATGAGGTATTACCGTGGAAAAAGTTCAACTCTAACATGGCAATATCTGTTGAATATGATTTAGAGTATTAATGAAAAGTTTATATGATTTTATCGTAGAACCATTAGGTGAAACATATAACAATGAGATTAAAGTAGAAGATAAAAAGTTAATACTTAACAATAAAGTTGAAACTTGGAAATTTGTTAATAGACAAGCTATAGTTAAAGCTTGTCCATTAGCTTATTATACAGGTATAAGCGTAGGAGATATAGTTGTTTTGCATCAAAATGTTTTTAGAGTTTTTTATGACACTAAAGGTAAGCAAAAAAAAAGTAGATCTTGGTTTAAAGATAATTTATACTTTTGTCAACCTGATCAAATATATTTATATAAAAACAATAATACTTGGTTTACTTTTAACGATAGATGTTTTATAAAACCATTAAAGAATAATTCATCTCTAACAAACGATAAAGAACAAAAACTTATAGGAGTATTAAAATATGGTAATAGTTCTTTAGAAGATAAAGAAATTAATCCTGGTGACATTGTTGGTTATACACCATATGGTGAATGGGAATTTATAGTAGACGGTGAAAGGTTATACTGTATGAAATCTAATGATATTGTAATTAAATATGAAAATAAAGGAAACCAAGAAGAATATAATCCAAGCTGGGCAAGTAGCAGTAGATGAATTAATTAAAGTTGCTAAAGAACCTATTGTTGATTCAGAAGATGATATAAGTGCTGATAGATTAAAAAATGCAGCAGCTACAAAAAAACTAGCTATATTTGATGCGTTTGAAATACTTAAGCGTATACAAGAAGAAGAAGATATGTTAAATGAAAAACCTAAAGAAGTTAAAAAAGAAAAAACTTTTAAAGGTTTTGCTGAAGGAAGATCTAAGTAATGTACGATCAGAACTTATATAAGATTTTAAAAAATCACATAAAACCACATATATTAAAAAGAAATAATAAAAATAAAAAGTGGGAGTATGGTTATAACAAAGAACATGATATTGTTGTTATAAGTAAAAGTGGTAAAATAGGTGACATATATGAGATACAAGGACTTAAAATAGCTTTACCTTTAAAAGAAAACGTATATAAATTTGATAATAACAAATGGTCAAAAGCTGAATATCCTAAAGCATTAAGTAAAATAAAAACTGTTTTTGATTGGAAAGAATATCCAGAAGATTTTAAAGAAAAATGGTATGATTACATTGATACAGAATTTACACGTAGAGAAGAAGGTTTTTGGTTTTATAATAAAGATATTCCTACTTACATCACTGGCACTCATTATATGTACTTGCAGTGGAGTAAGATTGACGTTGGGGCACCAGACTATAGAGAAGCCAATAGATTATTCTTCTTATTCTGGGAAGCTTGCAAAGCAGATAAAAGATGCTACGGAATGTGCTACCTCAAAAACCGTCGTTCTGGATTCTCTTTTATGGCATCCGGAGAAGTTGTAAATTTAGCAACAATATCAAGTGACTCACGTTATGGTATACTATCTAAAACTGGTCCTGATGCTAAAAAAATGTTTACGGATAAAGTTGTACCTATATCAGTTAATTATCCTTTCTTTTTTAAACCGATTCAAGATGGTATGGATCGACCTAAAACAGAGTTAGCTTATAGAGTTCCTGCTAGTAAATTCACTAGACGTAAACTTGAAAACAACGAAACAGTTGAAGACTTACAAGGTCTTGATACAACTATTGATTGGAAAAATACAGGTGATAATAGTTATGATGGTGAAAAATTAAAACTATTAGTACATGATGAAAGTGGTAAATGGGAAAGACCTAATAATATTTTAAATAATTGGAGAGTTACAAAAACAACATTAAGATTAGGTAGTAGAATAATTGGTAAATGTATGATGGGTTCAACAAGCAACTCATTAGACAAAGGAGGCGATAACTTTAAAAAATTATATGATGATTCAGATGTTACACAACGAAACGCCAACGGACAGACTCGTTCGGGACTCTATAGTTTGTTCATACCTATGGAATGGAATTACGAAGGATACATTGATTCTTATGGATTACCTGTGTTCGACACACCTAAGCGACCGATTGTTGGACCAAGAGGCGATAAAATTGAACTTGGAGTTATTGAATACTGGGAAAACGAAGTTGAAGGATTAAAACAAGATCAAAACGGATTAAACGAATTTTATAGACAATTTCCAAGAACTACTCAACATGCTTTTAGAGATGAATCAAAAGCTTCACTTTTTAACTTGGTTAAAATATATGAACAAATAGATTTTAATGAAGATTGTAGTAGTTATAAAATGGTTACTAAAGGTTCTTTTCAATGGGAACATGGAATAAAAGATACAAGAGTTATATTTAAACCAAACGAAAGTGGTAGATTTAATATAACATGGGTACCACCTATAAACTTACAAAATAATGTTGTAATGAAAAATGGTGTAAGGTATCCTGGAAATGAGCATACAGGATGTTTTGGATGTGATCCATACGACATATCAGGAACAGTAGATTCAAGAGGTTCAAATGGATCTTTACACGGACTTACAAAATTTTCTATGGAAAACGTACCACCAAATATGTTTTTTTTAGAATACATATCAAGACCACAAACTGCTGAAATATTTTTTGAAGATGTTTTAATGGCTTGTGTTTTTTATGGTATGCCAATATTAGCAGAAAATAATAAACCTAGATTACTATATCATTTTAAAAGAAGAGGATATAGAGGTTTTTCAATGAATAGACCAGATAAACTTTTTATGAAATTATCTGTTACAGAAAGAGAAATAGGTGGAATACCTAATTCTAGTGAAGATATAAAACAAGCTCATGCAGCTGCTATTGAATCATATATAGAAACTTACGTTGGTAACTTAGGTGGAAAATATGGGGATATATATTTTCAACAAACATTAGAAGACTGGGCTAAATTTGATATTAATAATAGAACAAAGCATGATGCTTCTATTAGTTCAGGTTTAGCAATTATGGGTTGTAATAAAAATATGTACAAACCTATATTTCAAAAAGAAGTTACTCCTAAACCTTTAGGGTTTAAAAAATTCAATAACAAAGGATATATTTCAAAAATAATAAAATAAATGATAACATACAATTACGCAGGCTCGTTTCCTAGTCAGGTGGTACCAGACGCGGAAAAGCAAACAATGGAATATGGTTATGCTGTCGGTAGAGCTATTGAAGGTGAATGGTTCTCTGGAGATAGAGGAGGCATGGGAAATAGATACCAAAATAGTTGGTTGAATTTTCATAGACTTAGATTGTACGCTAGAGGTGAGCAGCCAGTGCAAAAATATAAAGATGAATTAGCAGTTAACGGTGATTTATCTTATTTAAATTTAGACTGGAAACCAGTGCCTATTATACCTAAATTTGTAGATATAATAGTAAATGGTATGTCTCAAAGAGTTTTTGATATAAAAGCTTTTGCTCAAGATCCTGAATCTTTAAAGCAAAGAACAAAGTATGCAGACGCTATAATGCGTGATATGTATGCTAAAGAAATGATACAAGCTACTAAAGAAGCTACAGGTTTAGATTTTTTTAATTCTGCAGATCCAAATAATATTCCAGAAACACAAGAAGATTTAGATCTTCACATGCAGTTAAGTTATAAACAATCTATTGAAATAGCAGAAGAAGAAGCTATAGATAATGTTTTACAAGCTAATAAATATGAACTTGTTAAAAGAAGAGTTATTGAAGACTTAACTGTTATTGGAATAGGAGCTACAAAAACTACATTTAATTTAGCAAATGGTATAGATATAGATTATGTAGACCCTGCTAATTTAGTTTATTCTTACACTGATGATCCTAATTTTGAAGATATATATTATGTTGGAGAAGTTAAATCAATGAGTTTAGTTGAAGTTAAAAAACAGTTTCCTTGGTTAACAGATCAAGAATTAGAAGTAATACAAAAATATCCAGGAGACGCTAATTATACTAGAAATTTTTATGCTCAACAAGATTCTTATAATCAAGTGCAAGTTTTATATTTTGAATACAAAACATACAGTAATCAAGTATTTAAAATAAAACAAACAGAACAAGGTTTAGAAAAAGCTTTAGAAAAACCAGACTCATTTAATCCTCCTGCAAACGACAACTTTGAAAGAGTAGGTAGAGCTATTGAGGTATTATATAGTGGAGCTAAAATACTAGGACATGAAATGATGTTAGAGTGGAAGTTAGCTGAAAACATGACTAGACCTAATTCTAATGTTAGTAAAGTTAATATGAATTATTGTATTTGTGCTCCTAAATTATATAAAGGTATGATTGAGTCCACAGTAAGTCGTATAACTGGTTTTGCTGATATGATACAATTAACACATTTAAAATTACAACAAGTATTATCAAGAATGGTACCTGATGGAGTTTTTGTTGATGTTGATGGATTAGCAGAAGTTGATTTAGGTAATGGTACTAATTATAATCCAGCAGAAGCATTAAACATGTATTTCCAAACTGGTAGTATTGTAGGTAGATCAATGACTCAAGAAGGTGATATAAATAGAGGTAAAGTTCCTATTCAAGAACTTCAAACAAGTAATGGAGGAGCTAAGATACAAAGTTTAATTCAAACATATCAATACTATTTACAAATGATAAGAGATGTGACGGGATTAAATGAAGCTACTGATGCTAGTACTCCAGATGTAAAAGCTTTAGTTGGATTACAAAAAATAGCTGCAGCAAATTCTAACACCGCATTGAGACATTTAATGAAAGCTAGTTTATATTTAACTCTTAGAGTTTGTGAAAATGTTGCTTTAAGAATAGCTGATGTTTTACAATATCCATTAACTAGAGCTGCTTTAATAGATTCTATATCTGCTTATAATACTGGAACATTAGAAGAATTACAAGATAAAAATTTAGCAGATTTTGGTATATTTTTAGAATTAGAACCAGATGAAGAACAAAAGGCTCAATTAGAACAAAACATACAAGTTGCACTAGCATCTGGTGGTATTGATTTAGACGATGCTATTGATATTAGACAAGTTAAAAATCTAAAACTAGCTAATCAACTTTTAAAACAAAAACGTAAAAAGAAATTAGAAAAAGATCAAGCAGCACAACGAGCTAATATACAAGCACAAGCCGCTGCTAATGCTCAAGCAGCTGAGCAAGCTACTTTAGCAGAAATGCAAAAACAACAAGCTTTAGCTGAAACAGAAGTTCAAATAGAACAAGCTAAATCTCAAATGGAAATTCAACGCATGCAAACAGAAGCAACCATTAAAAAAGAACTAATGGCTGAAGAGTTTAGCTATAATATGCAATTAGCTAGAATTAAAGCTGACGCAGAAGGAAGAAAAGAACAAGAAATAGAAAATAGAAAAGATAAAAGAATTAAAATGCAGGGTACGCAAGAGTCTCAACTAATACAACAAAGACAGAATAATGCGTTACCTACAGATTTTGAATCTGCTGGTTTTGATTCTTTAGGAGGTTTTGATCTAGAGCAATTTGAACCTAGATAAACTATTTATTAATTATTTAATTATATTATATTATGTCAGAAACTAAAACAAATGAACCTGTTAAACAAGAAGGTGACTTTAAAGTTAAAAAGAAAAGAGTACCAAAAAAATTAACAGTGCCAGAAGAAACAGTTAAAATTGATTTAGCAGCTGTAAAAAAAGCTGAAGAACCAATTAAAGTAGATTTAACCAAAACAGAAAACAAAGATGCCGTTCAAACACAAGAGACAGATGATAGCAATGTTATTGTCGAAAAACCCGAAGACAGTAAAGACAGCGAAACAGTGGTTGAAGAAATACGGGACACCGAGCAAAAAGTAGAAGAAGATGCACCTTTAAAAGAGGTTACTGAAGAGCCTGTAGTTGAAACAAAACAAACTATTACACAAGAGCAACCAGTATTACCAGAGAATATTGAAAAGCTTGTAAAGTTCATGCAGGAAACAAATGGAACAGTAGAAGATTATGTAAGGTTAAATGCTGATTATGAAAACATTGATAACGATACGTTATTAAGAGAATATTATAAAAATACTCGTCCACATCTTAGCTATGATGAAGTTAATTTCTTAATGGAAGATAATTTTAAAATAGATGAAAATGTTGACGACGAGCGTGAAGTTAAAAAGAAAAACTTAGCGTTCAAAGAAGAAGTTGGAAAAGCTAAAAGCTATTTAAACGAGTTGAAAGGTAAATACTATGATGAAATCAAGTTGAGATCTAATGTAAATCCCGATCAACAAAAAGCTATTGATTTTTTCAACCGTTACAACGAAGATCAGAAAACACTATCTAAACAAAGACAGGTTTTTCAAAAAGTAACTAAAGATACTTTTACTGATGAATTCAAAGGTTTTGATTTTAAAGTAGGTGATAAAAAATTTAGGTACGGAGTAAAAAATCCTAACGAAATAGTGGAAAAACAGACAGACATTACTGATTTTGTCAAGACGTTCTTAGACGATAAAGGTATGCTAGTTGATCCACAAGGATACCACAAGGCCATATATGCTGCTAGAAATTCTGATACTATTGCAAAACATTTTTATGAGCAAGGAAAGGCTGATGCTACAAAAGATTTAGTTGCTAAAACTAAAAATTTAAGTAATGAGCCTAGAAAAGAAACCTCAGGAGATATTTTTGTTAAAGGTATTAAAGTTAAAGCCATAAGTGGTGCTGATACTTCAAAACTTAGAATAAAAACAAGGAAATTTAACAATTAAAACTAATTTAAAATGAGTTTAACTCCACAATTTGGGTCTATTATCCCATCGCAAAAACAAGAGTTACTTAACAGTAACTATTTACAGTGGACAGATAAGAATTCTGCAGCCGATTTTGCTGACTTTGCACAGCAATATCTACCGGAAATCTATGAACAAGAAGTAGAGCGTTATGGAAACAGAACGTTATCAGGTTTCTTGAGAATGGTAGGTGCAGAAATGCCTATGACGTCCGATCAGGTCATTTGGTCTGAGCAAAACAGATTACATATCGCTTATGACGATTGTGCTATTGGTAATGGTGCTGGTGTAAATACCGTAACTATTCCAACAATCGGTTCAGGTCTTGGTAACGCTAATGCTGAAATTAAAAACGTAGTTTCTCCTAAGAGTACTATTGTTATTATGGATGACTTAGGTGCTGAGATTAAAGCTTATGTAGTTGATAGTAACACTAACACAGGTGTATTAAACGTATTACCTTACACAGCTGCAGATTTACAATCAATCGCTGCTACAGCTAAGATTTTCGTTTATGGATCTGACGTACAAAAAGGTCAATCAGTAACGAACGCTCCTGACGCATTAGGCGCAGTAACTGGTGATGAGTACATTAGTGTAGATCCTGCTTTCCAACAGTATCACAATTCACCAATCATTATTAGAAGCAAATATGTTGTTTCTGGTTCTGACACAGCTCAGATCGGTTGGGTAGAAGTTGCTACTGAAGATGGAACAAGCGGATATTTATGGTATCTAAAAGCTGAGTCTGAAACAAGACTTAGATTTGAGGATTATTTAGAAATGGCTATGGTAGAAGGTGAATTAAGTGTAAACGGACCTGCTGGCTTAAAAAACATTACTAAAGGTACTCAAGGTATGTTTGCTGCTATCGAAGATAGAGGTAACGTAAACGTTGGTTTCACAGCTTCAGCTGGTATAGATGCTTTCGATGCTATTCTTAAGAATTTAGATACACAGGGTGCAATTGAAGAAAACATGCTTTTCTTACAAAGACAAACAGCTCTTGACTTTGATGATATGCTAGCGCAAATCTCAGGTGGTTATGCTGGTGGTACTGCATTTGGTTTATTTGAAAATTCTGAGGAAATGGCGTTAAATTTAGGTTTCTCTGGTTTCAGAAGAGGTTCTTATGACTTCTATAAAACTGACTGGAAATACTTAAATGATGCTTCTACAAGAGGTGCTATGAGCGGTGTAAGTTCAATCGAAGGTGTTTTAATACCTGCTGGAACTTCAACTGTTTATGATCAAATTCTTGGTACAAACATCAGAAGACCTTTCTTACATGTAAGATATAGAGCTTCTCAAGCTGATGATAGAAGAATGAAATCATGGTTAACAGGTTCTGTTGGCGGTGCATTTACTTCTACTCTTGATGCTATGGAAGTTAACTTCTTATCAGAAAGATGTCTAGTAACTCAAGCAGCTAACAACTTTGTATTATTCAAAGGTGTGTAGTTGATTTTATAAGGTAAGGGCGCTTCGGCGCCCATATACCTTTAACTTATTTAATTATATTATATCATGACAAAAAAGAAAAAAGAAGAGGTAGTAGAACAAGAAGTTGTTGTTGCTCCTCCAAAACAAGAACCACCAAAGGTTAAAAAACCTGAGTGGGAAATAAAAGATAGAAGATACTTTTTAAAAGGCAATAAATCTCCTTTAACATTTACAATACCTTCTAAGCATACTACAAAACATCCTTTATTATATTTTGATAGTAGCACAGGTAAACAAAGAGAAATTAGATATGCAACAAATCAAGATTCTCCATTTGTAGATGAACAAAAAGGTGAAGCTACATTAGGACACATTATATTTAGAGATGGTGTTTTAATGGTTCCTAAAGAAAAGCAAAACTTACAAAAATTATTATCGTTATACCACCCATCTCGTAAAAACATTTACTCAGAATTTGATGCGGTTGTAGAAGCTACTGATGAATTATCATTGTTAAGCTTACAGGTAGACGCGTTAAATGTTGCAAGAGAAATAGATGTAGATATGGCAGAAGCAATACTACGTGTTGAAATTGGATCAAAAGTAAATGGATTATCTTCAAAAGAAGTAAGAAGAGATTTACTTATTTTTGCTAGATCTAAACCAATGTTGTTTTTAGATTTAGTTAGAGATGAAAACGTTCAATTAAGAAACGTAGCAATTAAAGCAACTGAACTAGGTATAATTAAATTATCACAAGATCAAAGATCTTTTTCATGGGGTTCTAACAATAGAAAACTAATGAATGTACCTTTTGATGAAAATCCATACTCAGCTATGGCAGCATTTTTCAAAACAGATGAAGGTATGGAAATCTATAGATCTATAGATAAAAAACTATAAATACCTGTAATTATAATTGATATAGGGGCAGCATTAGCTGCCTCTGTATTATAATAAAAAAAAATTAAAAAATGGCTATAAACGTAGATCTGGTTTACAAAACAGTCTTATTAATAATAAATAAAGAACAAAGAGGTTATTTAACTCCAAATGAGTTTAACAAAATAGCTACTCAAGTTCAACTAGAAATATTTGAAAGTTATTTTGAAACTTTAAATCAACAAATGCGTTTACCACAAAACGAAAGTGAATATGGTGATCGATATAAAACAGTTCAAGAAAAACTAGAAATATTTAGAGTTATTGGTGACGCTACGTTTACACCTGGTACTCCTAATTACTTTACAACTCCAAATTCTTCAGGAGTTGCAAGCGGCTCGCAAACTTTTGCTACAGTAAATAATCAAACCGCTTATACATTAACCACAATTACACAAGCTCAAGTAGAAAACAGTAATGTTGTAGTAACACTTGATGGTTTAGCTTACACTGATTATAATATTATAGGAGGTGTATTTAACCTTACAGCTGGTTCTATTGCAGCTGGATCTACTCTGCTTATAGTGTTGTATCCTAATGATTTTTATAAATTAGGAACTGTGTTATATAAAGATGACAAAGAAGTTCAAGCAGTTCAAAGAAATGAATTAGCTCAAATGAACATGTCTACTTTAACTAAACCTTCTGAGTATTTTCCAGTTTATGTTTATGAAGGTGAAAAAATAATAGTATATCCTCAAAATATAATGTCAAACATATCAGTAACTTATTTACGTAAACCTGCAGATGTTGCATGGAATTTTACAAATAATAACTATTATGTTTGGGATCCATCTTCTTCAGTAAACTTTGAACTAGATGTAACAGAACAAAGTACTGTTATATTAGAAATATTAAAATATGCTGGGGTAACAATAAAAGATCCGATGATAGTACAAGCTGCATCTCAAGAATTAGCGGCTAATGAAATAAATGAAAAACAATAATAAGTTATGGCAAGTATAATACAACCTCCTAACAATGGTTCAATAAATGAAACAGCGCAACAATACTATGCAGGCTCACAAGAGTTTAGAGGTGATGGTAATACAGCTACGTTTACTACTACTTTTGATACTGATTTGTATTATGGTAATTGGGATCCTACAAGTACAGATTATGCTTTAAATAATTTTAAAATTTATACTAGTGTAACTGGTACTCCTGGTAGTTGGTCAGAGTTTGTAACAGAATATGCTGTAAGGGGTAACACAATAGATTTTACACAAGGTGCACCTGCTAATAATTTATTTATAGTTGTTCAATTAAAAACTTTAACAGGTGGTAAATATGGCAACAACCAAGCAGAAAAAGCATATGGTGAAATTGTAGAAAACAACTACGGTAGTTATCAGTACATTAAACTAAATGATATTGTTAATAATTTTTTAGTAGGATATGTTGGTAAAGATAAATTAATACCTGATGTTAAAAGAACAGATGTTATATTTCATGCAAAAAGAGCCATGCAAGAATTTAGTTATGATACTTTAAAAAGTATTAAATCTGCAGAACTAACTATACCACCAAACTTAACATTAGTTTTACCTCAAGACTATGTTAACTATGTAAGATGTTCATGGATAGATGATTTAGGTGTAAAACATATTATATATCCTGCTGACAATATAACAATAAGTCCTTATTATACTCAAATACAAGATGATGCTGGTATACCTACTCAAGATAATTTTGGTAATGATGTTGAAGGTACATCTGTAACACAAGAAAGATGGCATAAAGCAAATGATAATTTAGTAAATGGTCAATTAACTCCTAACGACGTTAATAACGGAATAGATCCTGACTGGTATGGTTATGGATATGGTTGGGGTTTAGGAACTGGTTATGGTTGGGGCCAAAGGTATGGCTTAGAACCATCGGCTGCTAACATGAATGGTTGGTTTAATATAAATGAAAGAGAAAACAAACTATCTTTTTCTAGCAACTTAAATGGCAACATGGTGGTTTTTGAGTATATATCTGATGGACTTGCTTATGATCTTGATACTAGAGTTCCTAAAATGGCAGAAGACGCAATGTATGCGTATATAATTTACTCTATAATATCTACAAGAATAAATCAACCAGAGTACATAGTTATGAGGTTGAAAAAAGAAAAATCAGCAAAACTAAGAAATGCTAAAATTAGATTATCTAATATTAAGTTAGATGAAATAGTGCAAGTAATGCGCAATAAATCTAAGTGGATTAAACATTAAATATGGCAGAAAATAAAAATAGTTTCATTAAGTCTAAAATGAATAAAGACTTAGATGATAGACTAGTACCAAATAATGAATACAGAGACGGTAGGAATATAGCTGTTTCTAGATCAGAAAGTCAAGACGTAGGTGCTTTGGAAGCTATATTAGGCAATGAAAAAGTTATAGACGAAACTGGTAACGGTGTTGTATGTATTGGGGTTTATACTGACGAAGCTTCTGGATATATTTATTGGTTTATGACTAATTGGCAAAATCAAGAAAGAATACCATCAACGTCAACCGCTGTATGTAAAATATTAAGATGGCAACCAAGTTCAAATACTTCTACGCCAGATGTTTTAGTAGAAGGTAATTTTTTAAACTTTTCTACTTTAAATAGAGTAGAAGGTATAAACTTATTAGAAAATTTATTATTTTTTACAGATAATAGAAATCAACCTAGAGTTATAAATGTAGTTACAGCAATACAAAATCCTACATATTACACAGATGAGACAAGCATAACAGTTTGTAAGTTTGCTCCTTATCTAGCTCCTAATTTAATAGATCTTAGAAGTATTAGTGCATTAAAACCTAGCACAATGTCTAATGCTGAAAACCTACCAACAATTAGAATTGGTACTCAAGAGTGGGCTACAGAAAACTTAAGTGTGACTAGATATAGAAATGGTGATTTAATACCAGAAGCTGTTTCTTTAGTTGATTGGGAAACATATGATACAAACGAGGTAGGTTGTTGGTGTTATTATGAAAACTTATTAGACAATGGAGTTATATACGGTAAGTTATATAATAGATGGGCTGTAGAAGATGTAAGAAACTTAGCACCATTTGGTTATACCATAGCAGAAGAATCTGACTTTAATGCATTATTAGTTGAAACAGCTACAGGTAATCCAGCTAACATTAAGTCGGTCAATTATTGGACTAATACTGCTGATGCAGATAATAACTCTAGTGGTTTTAATGCAAAACCTTCAGGTCAAAGAACAGCAGATTCTGTCACACCAGTTGATTTTGAATTATTAGATTCAGAAGCAAAAATATGGTGTGCTGATGTAGATAAATATTTATATATACAAGATATACAAAACCCTGTAACACCTGCTACTGTAGAGGTAAACACATTAGGTACTATTGCAGGTTATGCAGTACGTGTTCTTAAAAACGCAGGTTTTAAAGGTTGGCAAGGTGATCCTGAATTTATTAGAGATAAATTTGTAAGATTTAGTTATAGATTTAAATATGCAGATGGTGAATATTCTTTAATAGCTCCATTTTCACAAGAGTGTTTTATACCAGAGCAAGAAGGTAGATTTTTAAATGACGATGAAGATGAAGCCATGAGATCTACTATTGTTAATTTTATGCAAAATAATATAAATAATATTGTTTTAAATATAGAATTACCATCTTTAAATATTATTGATGACTATCAAGTAAGTGATATAGATATTATATATAAAGAATCTGATTCTTTAGCTTTTAATATTTTACAAACTATTGAAGTAAACCCGTTATTTATAACTAATCTAAATAACACTAATATATATCAATACACTTATCAGTCTACAATTCCTTTTAAACTTTTACCTACAGACGAAACAACTAGAGTTTATGATAAAGTTCCAGTAAGAGCTTTAGCTCAAGCTATATCAGGTAATAGAGTTATGTATGCTAATTTTGTTCAAGGATATGATGCACCGCTAGGTCTTGATTATGCTGTAGATGTAGCTGAAAAAAATGTACAGTTATTTGAAGAATATCCTAATCACTCTGTTAAACAAAATAGAAATTATCAAGTAGGTATAATATTAGCGGATAAATGGGGTAGACAAACAGATGTTATTCTTTCATCAAAAGACAATGTATTAGTTGCAGGTGGAGAACCAACAGAAGGATCTAACTATTATACAGAATATAGAGCGGCTGAAAATGCTAACGAAGTAAAAGCTTGGAAAGGAGATAATTTAACTGTAACATTTGATAGTGTTATAAATGTAAACGGAAACGCTGAAGCTTTATATGCTCAGCCAGATATTTACTCAGTACAACCACCATATAGTAATCCGTTTCCTGCATTTTTAAATTGGAGTACAGAAGAGCTTGATAGTGTAGCATTACAAGTTTGTTATGATTTTCCTAATTTACCAGTTGGATTAGTTGGCGCGCCAAACACATTTACATTATGGCAAAATGATGGAACTGGTTGGACTGAAGTTGCTTTAGCTTTTACTGTTCAAAACGTATTAGCTACGTTTAGAATATGTTTTGATGGAGGTGCTTCATTACCTGCTGGACTAAAATTAAAAGGAGAATACTTATTTAATGCTGAACAATATTATAGATATGAAATAGAAAATCTTGGATTAGATGTTGATCCAGCTACTAGCATTGTAAATACAGAAGCATTATTTGGTGTAGGTAGACAGCTAAGAGGAAAATACTGTGATTACACTGAAATAAAAGATTTTGTACAAATTTTTAATGGCTTGGTTGGTACTGATTCTTTTTATATTTACACACTTGAAGAAATAGCAGATGATTATATGTTTCAAGGTGATACTGATCCTTCTACTAATCCAACTACTAGAACTGAACCTCTTACAGATTTAGCAGTAAATAATTATACATTTACTATAAATCCTACTGGTTTTTATTCTTATAGAGTAGTAGTAAAACAACAACAACAAGAATATTATAATGCTTACTTACCAGGTATTACACAAGGTTATCCTATAGAAGGTGATACTAGAGAATTAGATTCAACAGCTTTTATAACTCTTATACATGACAATATAAATAAAATACCTAGACAATTAAATGAAATAAGTAATCAAGACGTTCAGTTTAATAGTGATGTTACCATGTTTGGTAGAGTTACAAATAACACTGCTTCAGGTGCTGGTTTTAACGAACAATATAATCCTCTTACAACTCCTGATTCAGTAGAATTAATTGGGTCTACAAGAGATATTTTTCCAGACTATGTTTATAATCCTCCTACTGCAGCTGCTCCACAAGATTCACCTGGTGTTATAAATGGTTTTTCAATTTTTGATCTTGAATCTAAACCTTTTATTGCTAAAGTTAGTACAGGAAAACCAATAGGTGTTCAAGAAAATGTTTATGTTACACCACCGGCTGGAGAAGATTATCCAGATAGTATGGCTTTAACTGTTTACGAAACTTCACCTGTTATTTCTAATTTAGAATTATTTTATGAAACTTCTACTTCAGGTTTAATATCAGATGTTAATACAGCTATAGTAAGTTCTGGTACATCGATTACAGGATTAAGTAGTTTTGTTTGGTTGCATAATGAAGGTGATTGTGCTAATTCAAATATAACTACACCATTTTTTGCATTAACACCCCAAGGTATAGATGTTACAGCAACAGCTGCACTATCAACAGTTTATTCTTTTGATAGTAATGATCAAGTAGATCCAAGTGTTAACAGAGCAGCAGAATTTTCAATTAACTCTGCGGGTGGTGGTGCTTGGCAATTACAAAACGTTATACCACATACAGCATTAACTAATTTTGGTTATTTAGAAAAATACCAGATAACAATACAATTTACTCAAGCAGACGGAACTATATCAAACCAAAGCTTTGTAAGATCATTATCAAATGATCCACCTATATCTGATTTAGCGGTTAATCCTAACCCAAGTCCAGGTCAATCAACTATTATTAAACCAAGTGGTAGTGCTTTTAATGGTATAGGATTACTTAAAGGATATAATGGTGGTTGTGACAAATGTGATAGAACTAGAGATTTAGTTTGGTCAATAACAAGTGTAAGATGGCAGAACTCTCAAGGTATATGGTATAATACAATATCAGGTACTAATACTGGTAATTCAGCAGGTGTAACTGATATAGATACTTATTATTACATAAGAGGTCAAGGTCAAGAAAATCAAGCAACATGTGGTGATGTAACACCAGAAAACTTTTATGGAGTTTGGGTAGAAAGACGAATGAATGTAAGTGGTCCATTTGATACACTTTCAGGTGATTTCTTTTCAGGATTTTTACATGAAATAGTTATGACGCTTACAGATGACAATGGAACAGGTGAATCAATTAATCAAATAGTTCAATTTACACCACAAGTTCAAACTTATACTGGAGTAGTTTATAATACATATGATGCTCAGTCTACAGACTCTACTCAAACTGATTATGTTGCCTCTAATCAACAAGCTAACGGACCAGTAGGTATGTTACCAGGATGTGCAACTTCAAGTTCTACACCTATTTTACCTATATGGGTTGGTGAAATTGCTAATTGGAATAATTATCCGGTTTGGATTTACGTTAAAATATCTAGTACTAATGGTTCTGCTTTCCAGATGGATTCTAGATTTGGTGGTTATAATGTTCAAGACGGAGTAGGTCCATGGAATCCATCTAATCCTAATACAACTTTTAAAGCACCAGCTGATGGTACAGGTAACCGAGCTTTTAGTGGTCCTGTATCTACACCTTACGATACTAGTGGCGCTGAATACTATATAATTACTGGATTAGATGCATTTAATGCAACAAATCAACAACTAAACGCAGGTGTTACACCTGGTGATGCTGGTACTATTGGTGGTGTAGCTTTTGATTATAGTGGTTGTAGTTTAATAAACGCTAAACATGAATGGATTACTCTTGCTTCTTGTAGCGTTGGAGCTACTACTAGTGTTATGTGGGTAGAAAATACAAACGGAGTACCTCCTCAACCACCAGTAAACCCTCAAAATGTTTCTGCAGCAAGTGGAGCGCCTCCATTCCATGCAGATGAATGGTTTAAAACGTCTAACTGGCCAGGATAGTAAAATATTAAATAAATAAGTGATTATAATACATGGCAACTACATTACAAATACAATACTATAACACCTATATTTTAAAGAAAATAAATGAAAGCTGGAACTCAGCTACAGGTGAAATAGATAGAACAAATGCTCAATATGATTGGTATGTTGAAGAATCTCGTATTAAAGGTGATTTTAATGGTAAGTTTGCAGGTATTGCACCAAGAGCTTATTTAGCTACAGAAAACAAAAACCAACAAACATTTGGTAATAGTATTATATATTCTGGAATATTTAATTCAAGAACAGATGTAAATGAAACAAATCAGTTTTCAGTTGCTAATGATATTACAAGAACTGTTGATCCGGCGAAAGGAACTATACAGTTGTTATATGCAGAAGATACAAATCTAATTATATTTCAAGAATATAAAGTAAACAGAGCTTTAATTGATAAAGATGCTATTTATACAGCAGAAGGTCAGCCATTAACAACTAGTTCTAATTTAGTTATTGGTCAAGTACAATCATACGCAGGTGAATATGGTATTGCTACTAATCCAGAATCTTTTGCAGTTTATGGATATAGAAAATATTTTACTGATGCAAATAAAGGCGCAGTGATGAGATTATCTCAAGATGGTTTAACAGAAATATCTAGTTATGGTATGTTTGATTATTTTAGAGATAGATTAAGCTTAAGTAGATTAGGTGTAAATGGTAGATTAACAGGAGGGTATGATATTCATAATAGACAATATGTATTATCTATACAACCTGTTGTTGGTAAATCAGATGGTAGTCAAGCAGTAACATTATCATTTGATGAAAAAGTAAGAGGTTGGGTTAGTTTTTATAGCTATATTCCAGCTTATATGTTTAGTTTAGATAATAGATATTATTCTTTTAATCTTGGTGGAGATTTATGGCAACATTATTCAACTGGTGTTAATAGAGCTAATTTCTATGGATCTAACAATAATAGTTCAGTTATAAGTATTTTTAACGCTCAACCTTCAATGAGTAAGATTTTTAAAACTATTAATTATGAAGGTGATTCAGGTTGGGCTGTAGAATCTTTTTTAACCTATTTAAACAACTCTAGTGACACTGCAAATGCTATAGCACCTTATGCAGGTCCTCCTGCAACACTAGCAGATATGGAAGCTGAGCTTTTACAAAATAAATTTAAAGCAAAAGAAAATAAATATTTTGCTGATCTAATAAATACTAGTCTTCCACAAGAAGGTGAAGTTATCTTTGGTGGCTCAATTTCAGGGCTTAAAGGTTTCTATGGTGTAGTAACATTTACTACTGAAAATGATGGATCAGAAAATAACAGAGAATTATTTGCAGTATCTACAGAGTACGTGCAATCATCATATTAAATTAAATGGTAATAAAAAAATTTAAAACTATCAATGATAATGAAATTATTAATTGGTGGAAAGACTGGGGTTTAAAAACTCCAGATATAGAGTGTCTGCCTAAAAAAGGTTATGTTGTAATTTATAACAACATAAAGGTAGCAGCAGGTTATTTGTATTATACTAATGCTAAAATAGCATATGTTGATTTTGTTATATCTAATATTAATTATAGAGAAAACAATAGAAATGACTTAATTACAACACTTATTGATCACATGGTTAATAAAGCTTTAAAAAAAGGTTGTAAATTTGTATGGGCAACAACATCTAATAAAAACATAGTAGATAAAGTAAAAAAACTAAAATACAAAGTGTTAGATAAAAAACACAATATAATATATAAATATTCATAAATATGGGAGCAGCATCAGGAGTGATCAGCGGAGCAGTTGGTTTACTTGGAGCAGGGGCCGCACAAAGAAGAGCGAGAGAAGATAGAAAACGAGCTGAACAAGAAGCTAATCGTTTAAAGGGTGAGTTAAACACATTAGAAAACTCAAGACAACCTATCATAAATCCCTACGAAAACGTAACTGATACTAGTGGTAATCTAGCTAATACATATGCTAATTTAGGTGTAGCAACTGAAGCAGCACAATTTCAAGCAGAACAAGCTGATATATCTTTAGCAAATACACTAGATACTTTAAGAGCTACAGGCGCAAGTGCTGGTGGTGCAACTGCTTTAGCTCAAGCAGCATTACAAAGTAAAAAACAAGTATCAGCCAGTATACAACTACAAGAAGCTCAAAACCAAAAACTATATGCTCAAGGAGAAGAAAGATTAAATCAAATGAAAATGCAAGAAGAACAAAGATTGCAATCAGCTGATGTTATGGGTAAACAATTTATGTTTGGTGCACAAGAACAAAGAGAAGTTGCTAAGCTTAATAGAGTAGCAGGTATGCTAGATAATGCTCAGCAAGATTTAAGAAATACAAGAGCTGCAGAAGCAAAAGCTGAAGCTAATATGTATAATTCTCTAGGTCAAGTGGTAGGAGGTATAGGAAGTTTAATAGGAGGTTAAAAAATAAATTATGGCGACAAAAAGACAATCATCAAGTTACCCTTTACCTGGAGTTAGTTTACCTAGTGTAAATTACGGTGCATATTCACAACCTAGAAGAGGTGAATCTACAACTCCAGCATCAGCTATGGTAGATGTATTACAAGGTGGACAAGCTTTAGCTCAAAGACAAGAAGAACTTAGAAAACAAGAAGAAGCAAGAAAAGCTAGAGAAGAGCAGCAGATTATAGATAGAATGCAGCAAGTTCAAACAAATGCTGATTTGTGGAACTTAGAGCAAATGAGCAATCTGACTACTATGCCTCAGACCTCAGCGATTCAAGATCAATTACAAAATACTTTGTCAAAAAGACTAGATATTGCTACTCAAGCTCAGGTTTATTTAAAAACACAATTTGGAGATAAAGAAAAAAGAAAATCTGCGCAAAAAGCTATTAACGATTATTATGATTTATTAACATTAACTAAAACTACTGTTACTAATTTTGGTGCTTTAGGTTCATATTGGAAAGATAAAGCTCCTACAATTGGTTCAGCTATAACTATTATAGGTAATGATGAAAATGAAATAGCTAATAACCAGTATTTTGTAAATGCATTAGGTGGAGTTTATGACGATGCTCAATTTGAAATGATGTATGATCAAGCTACTAATGATATATTAATAAAAGTGTCAGGTTATGAACATGAATTAGTAGATGGTAAAATGACTCAAGGAGCTTATAGAGAAAAAATAATGAGCGCAAGAGCATTTAACCAAAGAACTGGTGAAGGTAAAGATTTTGGTTTTGTTTCTAACGTTCCTCAAGTTGTAAATGAAACTATTAAAAAATTATATCCTAGCACTAAAACACCAGAAGGTGATGGTCTAGGTATATTAAATGATAAAGGTGTATTAGCTGATAAATATTGGAGCGGTGAATCTGTATCGACTACTAAGTTAAATGATGGTTATGTTTCTACAGCTGTTGTTAAAAATTTAAACATTGATCTATTAAGAAAAGATATGATGGGTTTATTAAAACAAAAAATTGGTGGTGTAGTTGCTACTGGTCCACAACAATTAGCTAACTTTTGGAATATTGATTTAAAGAATTTAAATAAAGGTTTTGAAAACTCTTATCAAAATCTTTTGCCAGATAATGCTACTATGGAAGAAGCTTTATTTCAAAGTGTATTAAAAAGTTTAACAGACTATGATGGTATTAATACTGATGAAAATGGTAATATAACTATGCAGACAAATAGATCTATTACTAAACCATCACGAGGTACACCAACACCAAAGCCAGAAGATTATAGAGTAGAAACAATACAAGATGTAGTAGTTTTAAATGGTAGAGATCCTTTAGATATTGTTAAAGCTACAGTTAAAAAGATGTCTAATAGAGATCTTTATACAGCAGACGAAGTATATGATGTTTGGTTAAACTCTAAACCATCTGATAGTTTAAAAACAAATGCGCCTACAAACAAAGATTATTACGAGCTAGACGATACTCCTGATCCAAGAACAGCATTTAATCAAATGGTAAAAGGAGGTAGTTTATTTGAAGTTAAAAATGGTAGAGTTACTTCAGTAGGTGATTATAATTTTAATAGCGCAGAAGATAGATTTAACTATGTATTAAATACGTTAAGTTCTGCTGAAAGAAAATTAATAAATAATCAAAGCAAAGTAAGAAAATTAGCATGGGCATCAGATTGGAGAGCAGGTAATCCTAAAAAAGCAGATGAATCACTAGATGATTATATTGCTAGAATGAAGAAAGAATATAAAAGAATACATAAAAGAAATTACGATTAAAACATGGAAGAATTAGAAATCTACCAATTACCAGATGGAGATAGGGTAGACATATCTAGGTGGCCAGAAGACACTAAATTCTTATGGTTAGCTTCAAATCCAGGTGCAAAAATTAGTGAACCTTCACAAGAAGAATTAGCTAATTTTAAACCAGACACTAGTATATTTTCAGGTATTCCTATTGTTGAAGAATCAGTAACTATGGGGCCACAGCCACCTGGGTTAAGTATTCCTTATGAAGATTTTGATTTAACTGCATTAACTAATAATTTATTTTCTCAAGAAGTACAAGCTTTTGATAGACAAGTAGGAGAGCTTCCTAATACTTTTCTTTATGCAGGAGGTGCTAAAAAACAAGAAGCCGCTTTTAGCGGTATGACAATACCTGATCTTGATGAAGAAACTAAAAATATTGTTTTACAAGCTTATAACATTAATAAAAATAAATTAGATCCTGAAGCAAGTAATTTTTCAATTGCTGGTATGGAAAGTATAGGTGCAGGTACAGATGCTGATTATCCTGGAGATGCAGTATATCAACAACAAGATGCAAAATTGTTTTTAAATCAACCAAGTATTCAAAAAGCATTAGAAATGGGACTTATAACTAAACAAGATTTATCTTTAGGTATGTACCCAGGTTTTACTAGTTGGCCTACACGTATGAGTCAGGATATAGAAGGTATGTCAGGTATTATGACTGATGAAGGAAGAGAATTATCTAACGCTGAAGTTTATGAGTTGTTATGGCAGTATGATATGCCTTTTTATAATGATACAGAAAGATTAAAAAGAGAAGCTAGAAGAAAAGTTGATAGGTTTGTACTAAGAAGTCCTGATCAAATAGCTTCAGTTATTGATCTAACAAAACTTGATGAACCTTATATATATGAAGAGTTTGCAGAAGAAGATGGTTTTGTTGAAGAATTTTTTGGAGTTGAATCTTTAAAACTAGATCCTAATTTTAATATAAAAGATTTTAATGGTTTTTTAGTTAATAGACAGCATAAAAAATATTTACAAAATGCTCTTCAAAAAATTGAAGGAGATACTAGTGAAAATGCAACAAAAGCTAGAGAGTTATTAAAACTTCAAGGATTAAATCTATATTTAAATGAACAAATAACTAGAGATTTAAAACAACAAAAATTACTTTGGGAAATGAATAACCCAGGTAGAGATGCAGACACTGAAGGAATAGAGTTTAATATATCACCAGGAAACTTTAATCCATCTTTTGTAAAAACCTGGATGAAAACAGAAACACCATATGTTTATAATCACCTAGAGCAAAATCAAATAAAACTAGAACAAGAATATCAAGATCTTTTAAAAACAGATGGTAATGTTAGTACTGGTGAATTTTTAAATAAAATAGGTAGCAATGCTTGGATAGGTTTTTGGCATGACGCTGCTAAACCAATGTTCATTTCGGGAATGGAAATGTTACCTGGCGAATATACTGATGAAGTTGCAGAAAACTGGAGAAGAAACACTTTAATTAATAATTTTGAAAGAGGTGATCAGTTAAGATATGGTTATAAAAAAGGTAAAAAATTATTTTTAGAAGATTATGGTGTTGAATATTTGGTAAGTGATGATAATAGAATATACGATACTACTAATAAAATTGAAGCAACAGGTTTACTTACACCACAACAAAGAGATCAAATAGTAAAAAGAGTTAGAAAAGATGGTGAGACTGGTAGCAGTGCGTCAGGTTATGGTTTAGCTTTTGAATCAGCTAGAGTAATTGGAGATTTAATGGCTCAAATACTTTTAACAAGAGGTGTTGGTAGAGTTAAATCAGCTGTAGGAGCTTATACTAAAGGCATGGGCGTCTTAGGTCCAACAAAAAGATTTTTAAAGTCAATACCAGTTAAATCTCAAGTTGCTGATGCTATCATAGCTCAATCAACTATAGGTTTTGTAAGAGGATATGAAGATACAATGGCTGCTGCTAGAGCTGCTGGTTTACCTGAAGATGAAGTTAGAGAGCTTGCATCTAGCGGATCAATGCAAACAGGTGTTTGGTTTGCATTAACAGCTCCTATAAGTCCTCAAACAAAAGCTCAAAATTTATTGTTTGGCAAACCTGTTAAAGAGAATATTGAAGTAGCAGTTCAAAGATATATGAAAGGCGGATGGAAAGGTTGGACTGATTTTTGGAAAACACAAGGCCAAAGATTTGGAACTAAAGAAGGTTTAAAAGAAGTAGGAAAAGGTGTTTTAAGAACTGGAGATTTAATGCAGAGAGAAGGTTGGAAAGAATTAGTTCAAGAAAACATACAACAATTTGGAGAAACAGTTGAAATTGGAGCTAATATAAATAGACAAGCAGGTTTACCAATAGTTAAAGAAGATTACAATTTACAAGACTTCATACATACTTCTATTTTATCATTTACAGCAGGATCATTTATGCCTGGCGCTGGAACAGTAACTTCTTCTGCTAACCAACAACTAAGAGAATTTATGGGTTGGGATGCTGTAGATAGATTTAATTCTTTAGCATATATGGCTTATAATCAAAGTGATTTAAAAGCGTTACTAGCTAAACAAGTAGATGAAGGTTTATATACACAACAAGAAGTAGATAACTTATTAGGCGAAGTTGATCAATATAAAAACACTATTAATCATGTTCCACCAAATATGTCTGCTGGAGCAGCTTCAACTATATTATCTGATATACAAAGATTAAATAAGTTAGAAAACGATAAGAAAAAAGCACCTAAAGGTTTTACTGGTTTTGATGATGAAATTCAACAATTAAAAGATAGAATAAACAATACTTATTTTGATGAATTAACTAAAGCTCAAAGAAAAGGTATAATGGCTGCTGCTAGAGCAGGTGTAGCAGGTAATACTATATATAAAGCTTTTGAAAATGAAGATGAAGCTTTAGAATATTTAAAAAATACAGTCAGTAGATTCGACAAAGACAAAGATAGAGATATGACTAACCAAGAATTTGAAAGATATTTAAAAAATAGATTTCTTAAAGGTGAGTCATTTGGCGCTATGTTTATTCAAGATGGTACTAAATACGCTCTTGAATTTAAATACAATGCTGGTAAACCTGATGCAACTGGTAGACGTAAAACACAAACTGCTCAACATGAGTTTTTTCATGCATTAATAAACGAAGTAGTTAGCAATGATCCTGAAGCAGGAAGACTACTTGGTAAAGCCTTATTTAATGAATTATCAAAATTAGATTTACAATTAGATGATGATTTAGATCAAAGTATTATGCCTGTTGATTTTAAAAGAAGATTATTAGGCTACATGCAAAGATATGAAGATATTAAGAAAAGAGTTCAAAGAGCTGTTAAAAATAAAGTTATAACTAAAGAAGAAGGTGATAGACAGTTAGCTCAAGCATTAAGTAATAGTTGGGAAGAAGCTCTTAACTTATACTCAGAAGCAATTGGTGATCCTGATATAAATTTAGATTTTGACGAAAATGCAATAGAAAAAATTAGAAGTTCTTGGAGAAGAGCAATGCAATTTGTTGGTGCTAGAGATATAACGTTAGGTAGTGGTAAAGATGTTTTTAATATGCTTCGTGATTATAACAAAAGTGTTAAATCAGGTATGTTAAAATATAATAGAGCTTTTAAAAAATTAGGACAAAAAGAAGGTTTAACAAAAGAAGAAAAACAAGGCTTACAAGAAGAAGAACAAGAGTTTGAAACAACTACTAAAGAAAAACTTAAAAGAAAAACTGAAAGAAGAAAATTAAAAGCAGAAAGACAAAAAGAATTAATAGACACTATAGTAAAAAGAAACCAAGCTAGAGCAAAACGTAGAGCAGCGGTTAGAGCTGCAGCTTCAGCAGCTACAGTTGAAAAAGAAGAAAGTGAACTTGCAGATCAAATAGATGATAAATTTTCTTTAAAAGTTACAAAAAGATTAAATCCTGATGAATTTAAAGATAATATAAACGATTATTATAGTCCAGAAGTATTTTCTACTCAAACAGGTATAGATAGTGTTGTATATGATATATTACAAGATTACACTGATATTATAAGTTATAAAATACAATCTCAGTATGCTAATTTACCTAATATTTTAATAGAAGATTTAATAGCTGAAACTCAAATAGAATTATTAAAACATATAAGAAATTTTAACAAAGAATTTTTATCATTAAGAGAAAAATTTAAAGATGGTTTAGCTGCAAAAGGTATGAGTCAAGCTGAAATATCTAAAAGAGTTGCAGCTCAAGATAAAAAAGGTTATACAAATGCAAAAGGTAAAACAATAACAGAGAACACCGATTTAAATGCATGGATAAATGCTCAGTTAAATAATAAGATAAAAGAGGCTTTAAAAAAACCTGGTATTACTACTGAAAAATTTACTGGTGAGATAGATGAAAGAACTACTAGTGAAATAGATGAATCAAATGCAGGTGAGCAAAAAATGAAGTTTGAACAAAATCAAGAAGAATTAATAGAATTATTAAGTGATCCTATATTTGGTTTTGTAGATGTAAACGGTGATCCTATTACTATTGGTACTTTACCACTAGGTGATAGAGGAATTACTTTAGAAATGCTAAATGATCCTGATACTACTATAAATAGAAGAATAGCAGCAGAAGAAGATCCTCAAGTTAAAAAG